GGAAAGCCGTGCACCGCTACGGCACCGCGGCGGTGGGCTGGCGTGGCGCGATCAAGAACCCGGGCAAGTAATCACCCCAGTGGTGGCGCGGGTCGCCCGCGCCACGGCGGCACACCTATTCCCGTTTCGGAGCAGATCCCATGACCACGCGATACATCAAGCCTGGCGAAGCGCTTGACCATACCAACAACAGCACCGCTGCCATCAACGTCAACGACGTCATCGTCGCCGGTGCGTTGATTGCCGTTGCCGCCACCAACATCGCCGTTGGCGCCACCGGCACCATGCTGGCCAACGGCGTGTTCACGCTACCCAAGAAAGCCGGTACCGCGATGCCCGAAGGCACCCGGGTTACCTGGTCAGTGGCGGACACGGCATTTATCGTCGGCGCGGGCATCGCCGGTGACGTTGCCAATGCCGGCATCGTGGTGGAAGCCGACGCAGCGGCTGGCGACACCAGTGCCCGCGTGCTGATCGCGCCCGGCCTCGGCAGCAAGGTCTAAACCATGCTGGACGACTTCGCCGCGATGCATCGTGAACTGCTCGCTGTCCTCGGGGACAAAGAGCCGGGCACGATTGCGCGCGGCGACGTCGTTTCCGATCCCATCCTGATGTTTGTGGATGACGCCGTGCAGGACCTTGGTCAGTACGGCCGCGTGGTCAGCAACAAGCGCGTCATTGGCATGATGAAAGCGGACTGGATGCCTGCACGCGGCGACGTCATCCGTGTGCGTGGGCGCACCAGCAAGGTGGAAGAAATCGTTAGCGACGACGGCATTCTCGTCGTGGTGGTGATGCATGGCTGATCCACTGAGGAATCCGCCCATCATCACTACGCCCTCGCGTACCTGGTCGCTGATCAACGCGCTGCAGTCGCAGCTCGCCACCATTCGCGTGGCCAACGGTTACCTCACCGACCTCGGCGCCAACATCTGGACCACTGACAGCCAGCGCACCGATGCGCTCGGTCTGATGATCTACAGCGAAAGCATCACCGGCACGGGCCTCGATCGCGAGCGTCCGGGCAAGCCGGTACGTGATTTCACCATCTTGCTGGAATGCGCCATCGGCACCGATCTGGACGATGCGCAACAGCAGATCCACAGCGTCATTGAAGATATCGACAGCTGTCTGGCGACCTTCGCCAAGCAGCCAGCTGCCCTGAACGCCCTGCAATGCACCGCGATGCACGTGGCGGATATCGCCATCCTCGATCGGCCCGAAGGTGCGCCGGTGATCGCCGCACAGGCGCGCGTCGTGGCGAGGTACTTTCGATGAGCCGTTACACCCGCCTTGCCGTGGAGCTGACCGGCGCACTCGACGCCATGCAGGACATGCAGCAAATCCCTGCACGCATCCTGCTGGCACAGAAACGCGCCATCGGCACCGTGCAGCGCAAGCTGCCCACCGAGGCCAAACGCGATATCGGCGCGGAGTACAACCTGCTCGCCGGGCGCATCGCCAATGGGCTTAGCACACGCATCACCAGCGACGGCATCAGCCTGGTGGGCAAGTCGCGCGGCATCAACGCCATACAGTTCGGCGCCACGTGGAGCCGGATCAAGGGCAGCGGCCTGGTTGCCACCAGCAGTCGCCGCCACTTCACCGCCATTCGCTACCGCGGCAGGTTGCGCGGCGAGTCGGCGCTGGGCGCCAAATTCGCCATCAAGCGCGGCGCCCCGCCCGAGGTGCATGCGGGCAGCTTCATCGCGCGCGGAAAAAACGGCGCGCTGCTGGTGTTCGAGCGTGGTGGTAAGGGCGCTGTGTTGACAAAAAATGGCACGTTCCCGCGCCTGCCTCTTAGCGGCGTCTACGGCCCCAGCGTCGGCCAGATGCTCAAGCACGGCCGTCGCCCCGAGCGCCTGGTGGACTTCGCCATCCGCACCCTGCAGAGCGAGCAGGTGCGCCTGCTTGGGAGCACCCCATGAAAGTCACCTTGAACAAACCGCACACGCACGCTGGTGTCGATCACCCCGCCGGTGCCGTGATCAACGTTACGCACACCGATGCCGAGTGGCTGATCGCCGCCGACGTCATCAGCCCACCTAACGCCTCGCCACGCGGCGACACCGACACGACCACCGGAGCGCACGACCATGCAGAATCCTGAAACCTATTACTACGGCCAAGGCCGCGTCTCCATTGCCTTGCGCGATGCCATCACCGGTGCCCTCGGCAAATGGCGCTGGATTGGCGACGTCAGCGCGCTGAGCATCAAGCTGAGCGTGGACAAGGTGCAGCACAGCGAAAGCTATAGCGGGCAGCTTGGGCTGGCGCGATCGTTTCCGGCCAAGAAAACCGCCACGCTCGATATGACGGTAAACCAGATCGACACCGACAATCTGCAGTTGGGCCTGTTCGGTACCGTACTGGCGAAGGCTGGCGGCACCGCCGCTGCGGAAGCTCTGCCGGCTGGCTTGGTTGCTGGCGACGTGTTCTACCTCGCCAACCCCGGCGTGGCCAGTGTGGTGATCACCGACAGTACCGCCACTCCGAAAGCGCTGGTGCCGGGCACCGACTACGTGGTGGAAGATGCCAGCTTTGGTCGCTGCCGTCTGGTCAGCGTCGGCACCTATACGCAGCCGTTCAAAGCCGCTTATATCTATGGCGCCACCAAGTCGGTCGGGATGTTCACCGCCGCCCAGCCGAACGTGGCCGTGCGCTATGAGGGCATCAACCTGGCCGAGGGCAACGCGCCGGTGCTGGTGGACCTGTACAAGGTCGCCACCGATCCGTTGCAGGAACTGGCGCTGATCAGCTCGGGCAACGACGTCACCGGCATGCAGGTGAGCGGCGGCATTCTGCTCGACAGCAGTAAGCCGGCCACGGGGCCGCTGGGCCAGTACGGCGCGATCTCGCAGATCACGCAGGCCGTGTCGCCCTGATGACCATGGCGACCGATAACACCGATGGCGCACAGGACGCTGCCATCCTGCTGCCGGAGCGCCACGACACCATCGCCGGCACGGCGGTGGTGATGCGTGAATACAGCTTCGCCGAAAGCCTGCGGCACTTCGCACTGATCGCCGCGCTCACCGATGCCATGACCGGCGTCGCACTGAATCGCGACTTTCACGACTTCGATTCGTTGCGTGCCGCTTTCGGCGACAACGCCGACGGCGTGATGGCGCTGATCGCGATCGCCTGCGATCAGCCGCTGACGTGGGTGCGTGGGTTGAATGCCGACGATGGCGAAGCGTTGCACATGCTGTGGTGGGGAGTGAACGCGGATTTTTTTCTGCGTCGCGTCCTGCTCAGCGTCAGGCTGCGAAAGGTGCGCGAACTGGCTGGGCTGACATCTTCGCCACCCTCACCGCCGCCGGGCACGACGCGCGAAGCCTCACCGGATACACCCAGCGACAGCTGATGCTGTTCTACGACGCGACGCTGCGTAAAGAGCGTCGTGATCGCCGGGCACGCGTCAAGGATATGGCGGCCGCTCATGTCGGCGGTAAAGCAGCCAGTGAATACATCGCGCACTTGAAGGATTGAATTACCCGCATGGCCGTCCAAGATTACGAGTTGTTACTGCGCGTCCGGGCGGACCTGATGGAGGCCGTCAAGGGCATGGACGGCCTTTCAACCAGCATCGGCGGCGCCAAGGCCGCCAGCGATGCCGTGGGCGAAAGCGCGGATCAGGCCAGCGCCCGCATCCAGAAGATGGTGCAGGCCACCAGCCAGCAGGTGCAGGTGCAGGAGTCGGCGCGATCGCAGGCCGAGCGTGCGGCAGAAACCGCGCGTAACACCATCAAGAACTATGACGATCAGGCCGCTGCGGCAAAGCGTGCCAGCGATGCGCTGGCGTCTTACCGTTCGCGCATGGCCACCAGCGCTGGCACCGGTGGTGCGGCTGCCGGCATTGCTGCCGAACGCATGGAAATGGCGAAGCTCGCCGAGCAGATCGACCCGACCCTAAAGGCGCTGGCCAAGCTCGACGCGCAAGAGCAATCGCTAAACGCCATGCGCAAGGCTGGCGTGGTTGGCATCGACGATTACACCCGCTTTAAGTCCGTGATCGACCAGAACCGTGTGGCCATCACTGGTGCCGGCACGGCCATGCACACGTTCAACTTCAACACGTCGCAGACGCGCATCGAAATGGGGCGGTTGATCAAGGATCTGTCGACCGGTCAGTGGGACCGGCTCGGGCAGACCAGCATGACACTGGCCAGCCAAGCCGGCCTGATGTCGGTGTTATTCAGTCCGCTGGGCCTGGCCATCGGCGCGGTGGTCGGCTCGCTCGGTGCGTTCGTCCTGGCGGCCGAGCAGGTGGCCACGGAAAACGACAAGCTCAACCAGTCGATTGCCGCCACCGGCAACTATGCCGGCACCACCACCGGACAGATCGACAAGCTGGCCAGCGGCATCACCACTGCCAATGGCAGCATCAGCACCTCGCGCGCCGTACTCAACCAACTGGTGGCCAGCGGCAAGGTCGGCAGTCAAGCCTTGGGTGCGATGGGGCAGGCGGCGGTGGACATGGCCGCGCTCACCGGGCAGAGCGCGGACAAGGCTACGGCCGAAGTGCTCACCCTGTTTGACGGCACCGCTGCCAGTGCGATCAAGGCAAACGAGCAATACCATTTCCTCACCACCAGCATCTATGACCAGATCAAGGCGCTGGAGGAAGAAGGCGACACGCAGGCCGCCATGGACGTGGCGGCCGAGGCATTCCACCGTGCCGCGCAAGAACGCATCGAGCAGATGGATGCCCAGCTGTCCGGGCTGGCAGCGATGTGGGACAAGGTAAAAAAGTCGGCCGGCGGTGCGTGGGAGCAAATGAAAACCGGCGCGTCGTTGATGCTGGGCACCGCCGACGATCAGACCACGTTGTACGCGATGCTCGGCAAAAAAATGACCGCGCAGGAGGGTGGCACCAACAACGTAGGTGGCGTGCTTGCCAGCATCGGTGGTGCAGGGTCGGGGTTGACGCCGCTGCTCAACACGGCCTTGTCTAAGGTGCCGGGCACGCGAGCGACGTGGAGCGATAGCGACGAGGCCGAGCTAAAGGCGCTGCAGGCCAAGATCGACAAGGCCCAGCAGGATGCGGACGATGCGGCCACGCGCAACCAGCTCAACGACAAAGCCGTCACCGCGGATGCGGGCCTCGATCGCTTGGCGACCAGCGTCGACAAGGCGTATGCCAAAAAGGAAAAGATCAAGGAACTCAATAAATACTTTGAGGATCTGTGGGCCGGTGCCGATCCGAACAACGCCAAGCTCAACGGCGTGCAGCGCATCGTCGGTGCCGATGGGAGCGCCAGTTTCACCGGCGGTCTGTACGACACGCTCATGGCCGATATCGACAAGAAACCCAAGGCCAAGAGCGATGCCGCGCAGCAGAAAGCGGCGGCAGCGGCGCAGGCCAATCTGATCAAGCTGCTGGGCGACGAACAGGGCGCGCTCGATCCGGTGGCCAAGGTGTGGGCCACGTACAACGACGAAGTGACCAAGGCCAACGATCTGGCGGCCAAGGCCAAGACCGCCAAGGGCGCCGACGTCGTGGCGATCAATGCACAACGCGATGCGCTGATCCAGCTCTATGGCGCTGTCCGCGATGCCGCGCTGGACACCATCGCGAACAAGGATCGCGAGGCATTCGTCAAGCTGCGCGACAGTCTGAAAGACGTCAACGGTGTGGACTTCGGCAAAGCGCTCGCGCAGCTCAAGCAACTGAACGACGAGCTGAAAAAGGGCACGATCACCGCGCAGGAATACAAAGACACCACCGCGCAGGTGCTCAACCAGAACCTGCCCAAGCTGCCCGAGTACAAGGGCGTGGATGCCAGTGTCGGCGGCCCGTTCGGCGAGCTGGACAAGCTCGATGTGCAGCACAAGGCGCTGGAGGATGCTTATAAAAAGCAGCTCGACATATTGGACAAGTGGCACGCCGCCACACTCAATTCGGATCAGGCATTCGCCGACAAAGAGCAGGCCCTAGCCACGGCGCACGCCACCGAGCTGATGAAGATCGACAGCGCCCGTCAGCAGGTGATGATGCTGGGCATCACCAGCTCGCTGGATGCCGCCGCCGATGCGATCAAGCAAGGCTATGGCGAGCAGAGCAAGGCATACCGAGCCGCGTTTGCGCTGAGCAAGTCCGCAGCGATCGCGCAGGCCAGCGTCAACATGTACATGGATATCAGCCAAGCCGCTGCCAAGGGCTGGCCGCAGAACATTCCACTGATCGCGCAGGCGTTCGCCGAGGGCGTCGGCATCATCGGCAACATCCGCGCGGTGTCGGCCGGTTACAGCGACGGCGGCTACACCGGCCAAGGTGGCAAGTATGAGCCGGCCGGCACCGTGCACCGCGGCGAGTTTGTGAACCGGCAGGAAGTGGTCAAGCAGCCTGGTGCGCGCACGTTCCTCGAGGACTTCAACAAGCGCGGCATGGCGGCGGTGTACGACCGCACACATGCCGGCTTTGCCGATGGCGGTTACGTCGACGCCGGCATGACTTTCCCCACGGGCTTCGCGGCCCGCAACGACCCGAGTTTCGACATGAACCATAAAAGCAGCGGGCAGGGCGGCGGTGCTGGCCGCAACCTGCGCCTGATCACGACGCTGGACCCCCATGCCATCAGCGACCACCTCAACAGCAGTGAGGGCGAGCAGGTCATCCTCCAGGTGCTCGGCCGCAATAAAACCACTCTCAAAACCCTAGTGAATCACTGATGGCCTACGACGTCGGATTCGTGGACAACAAGGGCAGCGAGGGCATCGCGCACTGGCAGATGCTGCTCAAGCTCAAGACCTTCGCCGAGGCGAACGGCTGGACCACGCTGCGCTATCTCAACCCCACGCCGTATTCCGATCCCACCGTTAAGCGCGAGCTGATCCTGCAAGGGTCTGGCCTGTCCGGTACGGATCAGATCTTCATCGGCTTTCGCGCCTATCAGGACGTGAGCGCGGATTACTACAACCTCAGCGTTGCCGGTTTCACCGGCTACGTGTCGGGCAATGCCTTCACGGCGCAGCCGGGTTATTTCGAGAGCGGCGTCCCGGCGCACAACAACCGTATCGACTATTGGTTGGTAGTGAACGCGCAGCGCATCGCGTTCGGGCTCAAGGTCGGCACGCCGGTCTACGAGCATGGCTATGCCGGCAAGTTTCTGCCCTACGCCGCCCCCAGCCAGTACCCCTATCCGCTGGTAGTAGGCGGCATGCTCAATGGCATACCGGCCACGCGCTTCAGCGAGACCTCGCACAGCATGTACGCCAAGGGCGCGCGCGCCAACTGCGCCATGCGGTTTGTCGATGGTGTCTGGAAAACCATCGAATGCTGGCCCTGGGGTGGTTACGGCTACAACGCGAACTTTTTGACCGGCGGGTCGCAGATCCGCGACACCGGCGGCAGTTATGTGCTGTTGCCGGTGCTTCTCAACGATGCCGGCCCGAACATTTACGGCGAGCTGGATGGCATCTATCAGATCAGTGGTTTCAACAACGCCACGGAAAACACGCTGACCATTGCCGGCAAGAATTACGTCGTGCTGCAGGACGTGGCGCGCACCGGCTTTACCGACTATCTCGCACTGGAGTTGAGCTGATGGCCTATCAGGCAGGCGCCGCCACCAGCGTCGCCGACTTGCTGTCGGCATTGCAGGCCTTTTGCATGTCAAACGGCTGGACATTGCGCGGCAACGTGCTCAGCCGCGGCGCCTGCTACACCAGCGTGCAGGTGGCATCGGATGCCATCGCCATGCTGGGCGGCACGGGCATCGATGGGTCCAACAACCTCACCGGGCCGGGACCGCAAACCACGCAGTTCGCATCGCCCGTGAGCGGTCGGCCATTCGTGTATCCGGTCACCTATTTTTTCCACGCACTGGGCGATGAGGTGTATGCCATCGCGCACTGGGGTGTCGATGCGTACACCTACCTCGGCTTCGGTTGCAGCCCGGTAGCCGGCTTGCCTGGTACGGGTGGCTGGTACTGCTCGAGCTACTGGGGCAATCCCGTGGGGAACCTCAACATGAGTGGTGACTGGTATCAGGGGGCATCGGTCACCTACAACGGCGTCAACGGCACCGGCTTTTTCTGGTGCCCCAGTTATGCGACGCCGGGGAACGGCTATGTCCATCACGGCTTGGATGGTGGTACCTGGTCAGCGTCATCCGGCGATTCCAGTGGGTCTCCTGGACTGAGTGCCAAAGCGGCCGCGACCGCCGGTCCTTTGTTGTTTCGACAGCCCAACCAGTGGAACGGCGAATCGCTGCTGGTGCCGGTGCAGGTCTACATCGATCGCACGTCCAGCAAGATGTCACTGATCGCGTCCATGGCCCATATCCGCTATGTGGTCATCGCGAATCTGCAACCGGAGGACATCATCACGCTGGGCAGCGACAGATGGCGCGTGTACCCGTTTTTCCGCAAGGGTGCCGCCTTTGCGCCGGCTGGCCAGGACACAGGCTATCTGGGCATGGCCATCCGTTACGACGGGCCATAGCCATGAGCGTGTTGAACGGATCGATCGCGCAGTCGTTGCTCGGTGGTGGCATCAATCCCTTGTTGTCGACGGCGCTGCACGGTTTTGACGTGGACTACTGGCCGATCCATGCGGCCGCCATCGGCGCCGTTCCGATCGGTGTACCGGCGGTGCATTTGCCCATCGCGGCCAACCCGCGTTCGATAGCTGCATCCCGCGCGACCAGCTATTTGCTGGATTACTACAACCGCGTGCAGATCCGCCCGGCGACCATCGCGCTAGGCAATCTGGTAAGCACGCAGACGCGCACGGTGTCGGTGTGGAATGCGTGGCTGGATCGCTCCGTCACCGTCACCGACGTGCTCAGTGACAGCGCCAGCGCCATCGTGGTCAGCGGGCAGGGCAAGCCGCCACTGGTGATGTTGCCGCTGCAGGAGCTGACGTGGCAGCTGAGCATCGGCGTGGCGGGTGCGGCCACACTCGATACCACCGTGCAATGGTTGTTTGCCGGCGATCCGTCGCTCGGCGTGCGCATCACCGGCCAGCGCGTCACGGCGTGGACATTCGCGCCGAATTGGGACAACGGCATTACCGAGCGGCTGGAGTGGTTGACGCTGGTGGAGCGCGGTACCAATGGCAATGAAACCAGCACGCCACTGCGCGAAACACCGCGCCGCAGCTGGGAGTTTGTGCCAGTGGTGGAGGGCGTCAACCGCCAGCGCATGGAATCGATGCTGTACGACGCCAGCGCACGCACGTGGGCGGTGCCGGTGTGGGCCGAGATCAATGTGCTGTCGGCGGGCCTGGCGCTCGGCGTGCTGAGCATTCCGGTTGCCACGGCCGGTTTGGACTTCCACAAGGGCGGTCTGGCCATCTTGATGACCGACGCGCGCACCTACGAGACGGTGGAGATCGACAGCGTGACCACCGGCGCCATCAACCTGGTGCGCGCCACGCTCAATGCATGGCATGCAGGCACCCAGTTGTATCCGGCTCGTACCGCGCGGCTGGATGACTATCCGACGCTCAATCGTTACACCACGCGGCTGATCGACACCACGGTGCGCTTTATCAGCATGGACGCCAACGACTACACCGCCACCATGCCGGCAGCGCGCTACCTCGGCACGCCGGTGTTGGAGGACCGCCCCGAGTGGAGCGAGAACCCGACCATGCAATACGGCCGCGACGTGGAGCTGATCGACGGCAAGACCGGCGGCGTGCTGATCGACGATATCAGCGGCACGCCGTGGCCAATCCAGTCGCACCGCTGGCAGGTCTACGGCCGTGTAGCGCATGACGCGCTGCGCCAGCTGCTGTACGCGCTGGCGGGCAAGGTCGGCCGTGTGTGGCTGCCCACCTGGCAGGATGATTTCTACCCGGCTGCCGATGCCGCCGGCAGCACGATGGACGTGACGAACGGTGGGTATACCGCCTATCTGCACGGTCAGAACGGGCGCCGTGATATTCGCGTGCAGCTGGCCGATGGCACCGTGCTGTACCGCCGCATCATCGCCTCGGCCGAGATCGACACCGATACCGAGCGCCTGCAGCTCGATAGCGCGTGGCCGTCGACCATCGCCAAGGCCAACGTGGTGAGCATCAGTTTCATGGCGTTGTGCCGGCTCGACACCGATGCGGTGGAGATCCAGCACTGGACCGATTCGGCGGGCGCTGCTGCGTGTGCTGTGACGTTTGCGCAGGTGACCGCCAATGGCTGATGTGGAGATTTACTCCTTCGCTTGCGGGCTGCAGATGTGGCGCTACACCGACGCGCTGCTGCCGGTGTCCTATCAGGGCAACACCTATGCCGCAGCGGTGATCAAGCGCGGCGCGATCGAGCAGAGCACCGATCTGGAAAAGGCCACGCTCACGATTACCGTGCCGGTGACGCTGGGGCTGATGGATCTGTTCCGGCCAGCAC